CAGCTGTTGTGCCACCTTACTTGGCTAATTTTAGCCTTAACTATATTTCTGTTCAGCATCGAATAAATGATGTCTGTAACGAGAATATAACCACGGATCACGATTGACTAAGTCAACGTGTCCTGAACCCGGACTAACCAGTCTTGGCGTACCTTCAGTATAATCAATAGTATGAAAACTATTCATATATCTGTTGGAAACGTTGCGAACGGTCCAGTCTTGCATAACGGATAATAACCCACGAACCCCCCTTAAAGGAGAGCTGGTAGTTATTAAATGCAAACGTTGATAATCCTCAAATGCGTGAGCGGAGTAAATACCGTCACTAGATTGAATATCGATTTCGCCTACGACCTTTTTAAGGATCGGAAAAGCAACAATCGCGGCTTTATATATCTTACGATATAGCGGCCAGATATGTTCATTCATTATTTGAGTTTCATCGCATAGCGCCCATTCACGGAGTTTATTTAAAAACCACGTGAAACGGTGCGCTGTGTCAACCGTACTACGTATGTAGAACGGTGAAACGTCAACTCCGTTATAATAGTGTTTACCACATGATTCGCGAAAGCGTCCATGTACGAAAGTCTTATCGTTGTTGGTCTTAAATCCAACGCAGTCTAAGACGTCTATGAGGTCGCGACACATAGCACTAGGTGCAATGATATCGTCCCCATAAACCACTATAGAGCCTTTAGTACCCTGTATCATTTGAACTGCTTTCGCAAGACAAAAAAATATCAGGGACTCAAGTTCGAAAGTAAAACCATTGCCCATGGAACTGAACTTCTCCCACTTAATAAGTGTACCGTCAGGTAGCTTACCGTGGCGAGAACGCAGGTCATCTAAGAGCTTAAACCAATCATTTGGCAAAATGTCCTTAACAATTCTAATTGATATAGAATCACTAGCGGACTTTAAGTCGATTGTACCGTAATTACGGCGCAAACTACCTTCTTTTGCAAACTTTTGATTAACCGTTTGATCGTTAAGATTAACGCCCCATAACTGGAGGCGATCCCGTATATATGAACCACATGCCTTTTGAAGGCACATGTTCATATCGGGTTCTTTAGCGATACAACGGTCGATCTTGGTTTTCTTTGGAACTGTGGTGATGTCGTTTCCGACCCTACTCCTTAAGTACGTGTGTAGCTGATCAGGGCTTTCGCCCTTCAGAAGCATATCACGCCATAAGGGAGTCATTTTTATAAGCGACTCAGCATAGGGCATAGCGGAACGCGTGCAGTCAACACGCCAGTGAGGATGATATTTAAAATAAGGGTGACCATTCGTTCGCTTTCGCGACGTACTGGAACCACCCGAGAATGATGCTTTTTCAAACATACTATAATCAACTGGTGATAATATTTGCTGGGCCACATAGGCCGCAACAGCAATCACATTATCAGTTGATCCAGTAGTGTTTGTAGAACGATAACCGTCGATATTAATCGAACGGCAATGTTCTTCGCTCTCCAGCATAAGCTGGATCGCGGCATTCTTTTTAAATTCATCAGAGTAACCCGCCCGTGGGAACTTGCTTAGCATTTCATGATTTAAGTATTCGTACTTAAATAAAGAATGGCTAGCGGTTCCTTCAGGTATTGATTCAAGCAAGATCTCTTGCAACAAATCAATGTTTAACGTTTTACTCGTTCTCACCTCGCTACACAGGTCTGCTGTTAGCGTATTTATGTGTTTAATCATAAGTTTACTTCCGATCTAATACAGCTTATACGTCAATAAAGACGTATAATATTATGATAGTAATTATCATAATGACATTAACGCTTGCGAAATATCGCAAGCAATCTTACAATTTTCAGTAAGAGATCAATGGCTGTGGTTAAGAGAGTTGGTTCTTTAGAACCACGATTCGAGATGTTCAATTTGAACAGCGACATTCGACTCTCCTAGAAGATCGACCACTCTCTCACGTATGGCTAGTCTATCAGCCTCCGTTGAGTAGTGGGACAAACGAAATGAAATATCCACTTCGTTTTCGCCAACTACCTGCTCTTCACCATTAATGGTTGAAGTCACGGGTTCTTTTAACTTAAAGCTAATACGCGTACGTTGTAATGATGGATTTTCCACATTACTTGTTGTAAGCACAGAGCTTTCTGTTAATTTACCCGTAGCAGAAGCTGAACGGAACGAAACTATATCGCCTTTACGGCCGATATAGCCAAACACACTATCTTGCGCGTTACCAGTCAAGGTAACAGAATTGATTTGTGGCATTATTGCCTCCAAATGGATTGAGTTTAAGAAAATAACTTAGTAATATTTAGACTTAGCCTTACCAGATTTTAATTGGTGGGCTAAAGCTGCAATAGTAGCTATGTTATACAAGCTTAAGGGGTTTTCATATTCCACTGTGTTGGTCGGCCATCTGGCCAAGACATCACGCGAAGTTATGGTCAACTCTGCTTCGGAACCCCTAAGGGTTACCAAGTCAGAAGAATTCCATTCACCCGTTGTGACGCGATCACCACCACTGATTTGGTATTTTCCTGCGTAATACCCACTCACAAAGGTTAAACCTTGTGTAGCGGTAAGACGACTCAGGTACGCACTAACTCCTATAGCCATGTCAACGACAAAGCTAAAAGGAAGCACTTCCCATATCATTTGTGGAACATCACCCCTAGATGCACCTAATTGTTTCATGTCCGAGAGGAACACACTAGAAAAAGTATAGTAGACTTTGGCGTGAGCCATAAGTATACCTTCTGATCTAGTTGTAGTAATAACTTTGTCTGAGCGCGTGGATACTCTTTCGTATCCTGGCTTTTTGAAAGTTTTACTAGCTTTTGCAACGCTGAATAAGCGTTGTGCGTCCGGTCGCTTAAAGCCTTCGTCTATTAACTTAATACTGTCTTCGATTGAGCCCATTAAGGGCATCAATGCGTAGCGGTATTCAAGTAACATACGAGAGGCTCGATCGCGTCTCTTCTCACGCCATATGCGTTTAATACGTTTTTCTTTGAGTGCGCGTGGTATCTTGCCACGACGTATATCAAGGATGTTACGTAGTAAATACATAGTTTTATCACGAACGAAATCCGCAGTTTCGCGCATTTCGATGAGTTCCACACCTAGCTCGAGTTTAGTCGAACCGATTCTTTCAAGAAGTCGGTTGTCCAAAAACGGTTTCGCCATAGGAAAGTTGCTAAAAGCATCTCTGTATGCATAAGCATACCACCTAGGCGGAGCGATCAATTCTTGACTAGAGCTCGGATGAGCCATATAGTTTTGAGTTGATCGCAAAATACCAAATGTATTTTTCGTGTGACAAGACCAATAGGGCAACGGTGTTTTTGAGTCACCGGAAGCAACTTCACCACGTCTATGAGTCTCATCAACCACTGTAAGGTTACGAGAATCCTCGTACCATGTACCTTGATAGTGTGTTCTATTAACACACTCCACGGTTGCAGTAGTTGTTGAATTATCATAGACTGACATAGGTTACTCCAAGTTAGCTCAAAATTGCTGCTTATATAAGCAGACAGCTGACCCCAAATGGGG